CCTACTCCTGTCATTGATCAGATCCGCCAAGGAGTCACGGACATAGTGTAGTTGTGGTGGAGCCGCTGGGTACCGCCAACAGGACCATACAATCTTTGTAACATTTACATATGCTATTTAATCACATTTGGGGAGTAATGTAAACAGCTAAATATAATAAACATATCAGTGTGACATTTTAGACACACTACTACTTCCAACGCCAGCAGATAATTCAAGCTCTTCAAGAATATCAGAATAATCACCGAAGTTAAGATAGTTATATAATTGATCAACATTGATATGTAGTTGTTCGAGCGTATCATTGTTATCGATAATATAGTCTGCCATCCAGGGTTCAAGTGTATTACTTGATTTGTCTTCAGCAGGAAGGTGGTCAGAGCGATCTACCCATATGACAAAGTCACATAAGCCTGCATTACGAATAGCATGGAATTCACGTTTGTTACGAACACCGCAATAGATGTTTGAAAAAGAAAAGATTTCACGACCGATACGAGCATGATCTTTATCGCAATAAGCAGAGATAAGATCGTACCATTCAGCACGATGATTTGAACGATCATCAAAGCATTCTTGTACAGTTTTATAATTGTACTTATCACGAAGTGCAGGAAAGCAAACATTGTCTGCACAATGCCAAGATGAAGAATTAAAGCTAAGGTTATATTTGTTTGCAAGATACTCGGATACAGTATCTTTGCCATGTCGGCCGTAGCCTATCACAAGTAATTTCATTATCTGCCTTTATGTTTATAAAAAATATGGTTGTCAATTGTGGTTACTTTCTCATCCATAGTCGATGCCCAATAAGGTTCGACATAATCGGCATGATAGAAAGTAGAGCCTTCAGTTATATCGGGTATATAACCATTATACACTAATTCAGCAAGATTGTAAATGCTGTTATATTTTACAGCATCAGAAGGCACATCAGATTTGCCGTCATGAGTCCAGCTAAATTGCTTATCTTCCCAAACAACATCACATATTGTATTAGGAAAATGTTTTGAATACATTCTATTCATAGTAACATTTGCAACTGCTATCTGGCCTACCTCTGATTGATTACTTGATTCAAAGTAAATATTATCAGCTAGGCACGAGATTTCAGGTGCAGTTTGACTGTGCGAATAGATGGTAGTGCAGGCAACAGCTAAGCCGCCAACTACAACACCATTAACGATATTTGATATAGTTGATTTTTTCATAGTATCTTTATACCACGTTTACATAATAATGTAAACGGTTAATTGCAATTAATTTGTAACTGTTACAAATATATTACAGTGGTGTGGGCTTAACTCCGTGTGACCAATTCTCTGCAGCACTCTCTACAAAATGCATTGACTTATTAGGATACTCTTCAGATGCAATTTTTTGATCATCTTCGTTAAACCAATCAATACCAAACATCTCTTCCTTTGCATTATACCAAACTTTACAGTATCCAGTTGGTGGTTCATCACTATAATATGTTTGATCGTTTCCCCAATAGGTTGATATTTCTCTGTAAGAATAGCTTGGTTGAACCATATCTGATAACTCCTTTATACGTTTATAGGCGGCTTGCAGTTGGCCTTGCAAGTCAAGAACATTTTGCTTAAGGATATTTATCTCATTTGTCATTTAAAACTTCCATTCATCGAATTTCTTTTGGTCCTCACCTTGATTTGTTTTATCAAAGGTTGGAGTGTCTTTCATAAGGTCTTGCTTTTCTGCATCCATTAATCGCATCTTACTACGATCAATGCCTACAAGAAATCGTTTATATGTACTCGGATCATTATAGCGATTCTTCAATTGCTTAATCATAATGTTACCTTCTTCTTCAAGCTCTTCGTTTGTAACAAGAGCAAACATTAAGTCTGCAGTTGCGGGTAATCCAAAAGACTCACTTGTATCTTCCAACCCAGGATCTGAATTAGAAAAACCTTTACGTGTCGTTTGCGTTGCAGAAACAATCGGTAAGTCGAATTCAACTGCAAGCCCTCGTAGTTCTTCTGCGATTGCTTTAATGTAACCATAGCTATTACCTTCACTACTCATCTTAATACGTGACGATGCACATATATTCAAGTAATCAATCATAATGATATCAGGTTCAAATGCTTTCTTTAGCTTAAGTTCATTCAATAAAGCACGGAAGTGATTTGAATTACCTGTACCAGTAGGATATTCTTTTACAATTAATCGACCGTTTGTTTTTGTTTTCAAACGATTAACAGCATTACTAAACATTTCTTGTGACATATGCTCTATCTGATCAATTGGTAGATCAAGAAGATTAGCGTCAATACGTTCAGCAATACGTTCTTCACTCATTTCTAATGTTATGTATAAAACATTCTTACCTTGGATGAGAGAGTTTGCTGCTATGTGACACATAAACAACGACTTACCAACACCTGTACCAGCAAGTGCAATATTAAGACTTTTGTTTGATAACCCACCCTTTGTTATTTTATTCAATAGCTCAATATCAAATGGGATCTTTTCTTCTTGTGCATGATAGAATGCATAGCGTTCGTCAATGTTTTCAAGATAGTCGTGGCCAACATTAGTATCAAAAGTAACACCTAATGCTTTTGTAAGCAAATCAGGCAATGAATCTTTTGTTAGCTTCTGGTGCTTGCCATCAATAATCTTAATTGATTCCATAATCGAATTAAAGAGTGCTCTATCTTGACACCACTTCTCTGTACGATTGTAAAGCCATGTTTCATCGACAGGTTCTTCATCAAACAAACGTGGCATGATTTCAACCACATGGCGATACTGTTCATCAGTAAAGTTTGATTTATCATCAATCTCAATTTGCAACGCTTCTGATGTAGGTAGCTTATTATATTTGGCAGTGTAACTTAGAACCTGTTCAAACAGTTTTTGATACACTCCTTCGAAATACTCTTTTTGAATAAAGGGTATTACTTTACGAGTGTACCCTTCATTTGTTAAAAGGTTTCTTAATATAGTTTGTTCAATATTTGCTGTATTCATTTTGATTCCTTGCAATAGTCATCTAATACATTATATAATATCGCACCTGCAGCCTTTTGTAAACCTATATTTTCATCAGGATTAAGATCTTCTATTGGAGATTCAACAATAGAAATCCTATACTTTAGTCCATCATCAATAACTCTTAAGTGTTCAAAAGTAAATACAGTTTCATTAAACTCACCGGTCAAGATTCGAATGTCCCAACCGTCTACATCGTTTGGAATCATTTCATAGTCAGTGTTTTGTATCATGCCTCCACCACAATATCGTCCATAGGCACAAGTGACTCATGACCGATTTGATATTGCTTTTTCAAGAACTCTTTAAACTTACCGTCAGCAAAGACTGGTTTCCAGAATGATTCTTCTAAGGTATCTTTCTGTCTTACTTTAGGTTCAAGTAACTCACCTGTTTCCATATCAACACGACAATACCAACCATTTGATGGTTTAGCAACAAAGTTACCGGCCAATGCAACATCAAGTATGCCTGACCATTTCTGTACGCCACCTTCCCATGATACGCTAATAGGGATCTTAGACTTCTCTTTCACAAAACGTGACTTCTCAACATTAATTACAAAGTGATAACCTTTAATTTCAGTACCAACTTTATCTTGTTGACGACCAATAATCCAGATGTTATCAGCTGAATAATAAATGCCAGTACCGCCAGAAACAATTGCTTTTGGAAACAATCCGATTTCTTGATATGTGTGGTTAACTGCAATCATAGAAATGTTCTTCATAGCAAGATAAGGTGTAGCCATACGGAATAAACCTTTTAATGCTTTTGCACGAGACATATCAGCAACTGATTTCTCGTTCATAGTATCTTCCATCTCTTTCTTTGACGCAACATTACCGATCGAATCAATCACAATGATAACTTTATCTGTGCGTTCCATTGCTTCGAGCTGTCCAATTAAATCAAACTTAAGCTCTTCAACATTTGTAATAGGTGTATGCAATACGCGAGATGGATCTACTCCGAACTGTTTAAAGTATGCTTGAGGTGAACCAAACTCTGAATCGTAGAATAGCATTACAGCATCATCATGTTTATCAAGATAAGCTGCTGCCATAAGCAATGCAAAGGAAGTCTTGAAGTGTTTACTTGGACCAGCCAATACAGTCAGGCCTGGAGTTAAGCCACCATCAGGATCGCCTGAAAGTGCAACATTAACCATAGGTACGCTTGTTGGTGTTTGTTCTTTTTCATTGAAAAACTTAGACTCAGCTAATACTTCAGTATGCTTCAGTTTAGAGTTCTTCTTCAACCTATCCATAATACTCATTCAATAAATTCCCATTCTACATTTGCTTCGTTAAATAATTGTTTTGTCATCTCAAATGACTCCTCCCATTGAGGTTTAATATTGCCGCGCATTACTACTCGTTTAATACCAACTTGAATTACACCGAGTGCACAATTAGCGCAACAAGGTAAACCATGAACATAAAGTGTAGCACCATCAAGTGATACACCATTATAAGTTGCATTGTAGATAGCATTCATTTCAGCGTGAATCATAAACTTGTATTTAGTTTCACGCACTTTTAAACGCTCTTCCCAATCTTTAATATTACGAGGAAAGCCATTAAAGCCCTGTGCTAGCACCTGACCTTTATCGCCAACAGCAACTGCGCCTATCTTACTTGATGGATCTTTTGACCATTGAGCAATGCCACTAGCCATATCCAAATAACGTTTATCCCATTTCTTATCCATATTATATCACACTTTACTCTTTAAGTAAATAGTCAATAGCAGGATGATGCTCATAGTTCTTTACTATGAAGTCATCAGGCGTAAAAGAATACAAATCTTTCTGTGCCATATAACCATATGATGGCATATCAAAAGGCTTACGACGTGTTTGTTCACGTGTAGCTTCCCAATGATCTTCATAGATGTGCGCATCGCCTATCATCATTGTTACTTTACGCGGAATCATATTTGCAAGACTAGCAAACTGATTTACCATAGCAGAAGCAAGTAATGCATCAGCAGGTACGCCTATCATCCAATCGCCTGATCTTTGTGTCCATAGTAAATCAAGATGCTTACCGTCTGACCAAAACTGATATGAATAGTGACAACAAGGTAAATCTACATTCTTAAGGTTTGATGGATCCCAACCGGTAATAAGCATTCGTCTATCAGTATAATCATTCTTAAGAAGATGAAGCACTGTTTCCATTTGGTTTTCACCATGGAAGTCTACCCATGCATTGCCATAATCAAGATTAATTGTACCGTCAGGTCGTGCCCATTTCTTCCAGAAATTACAGCCCCACTTAGTAAAGTCATCAATGTGTTGAGGACCACGTATCAATGCAGCATATTCACCGAATACACCTTTATAATGGCTCTTACGAGTTGTCATAAGAGGTAAGCCATCACACAAATCAAACGTTAAAGATTGAAATGGTAAAGAAACAGTTACACCATTACGTCCTTCACGTTGGTCGCCAGTCCATAGAATATTACGTGCTGTCGCAAGATAGTTAGTTTCAAATTTATTTACCATCGTTTTATTAACCTTTGAAAGTTAGTTTGTCCTACCCAATGCTCGTCTGCTAATTTAAAGCGTAGACCGATTTCATCAAGAGGTATGAATGTATCACAATCATAATGACCTGGAATTCGCGTAAGATAAAACTCATCAATAATTGGAAGGCATTGTTCAATAATTTGTGCACCACCAATAATCCACTTCTCTGTCAAAACTTGATCAAACGGTATGTCAGGTATCTTTTCATGTAGCTTACCAAAGATAGTAAGCTCAGGACCTTCTAGCTCTTGTGAGGTAATTACAATATTGCATCGATTAGGTAAGGGCGAAGGCATTTGTTTATCATGCCATGTTTTGCTGCCCATGATGACTATCTGGCCAACTGTATGTTGTTTAAAGTGAGCCATATCAGCAGGATTCTTAGGCCATGGCATTACGCCATCTTTAGATATTCCACCGAAGTCATCGCATGCAACAATTGCATGAATTCCATTAATCATATCATACTCCTATAATACGTTAATTATAACACAAAAATGTAAGGTTGTAAATGTTTATTTTTTACTCGATATCCGTTCTCTTAACCCGGAGGAAGAGAAGCGATGATTACGCTTATTATAATAAACTTCAATACCAAGTTGAATACATTCAGCTTTGCCTGTGTATTGAATCGATCGGTATTCTTCACCCATAATACGAATATTAATAGGATACATTTGCAATATATCAATAAGATCATTTTCAGATTGATATGGTATAATTTCATCTACATAGCTAACTGCAAGTAGCTGTGTATATCTTTCAACCAATGTTTGTACTGGTTTGTTCTTTTTAGGTCTATCTAAGGATGGATCAACTTGCAATCCACAAATTAAATAGTCACATTTTGCTTTTGCTTCTCGTAGCATACTAATATGCCCTGCATGTAATAAATCAAAGGTAGAAGCCGTAAATCCTATAACTCTATTATCCATCGTATCTCTTTCCATCAAATACACATGTGAATGTGCAACCATATCTTCCGGCATGCACGCGATGAAATGCTCCATCAGGTATTGTGATTACTCTGCCCACATCTACTTGAAATTGATTGTCATCAATCTCCATAGTACCGGATCCTTGATGAAACAAATATACTTCTTCCTGACCGGCATGTGAATGTCCGGTTGTTGATTTGTTTGGATTAAGTTCTGTTTGACTTACAATCAAATTCTTAAGAGTTGTATTATCTGTTACTGTATAGCGCTCATCCTGTTTTACTACTTTACCACCAATTATAAATCTCATCCGTGTCCTACCGTTTCCCTCTTTATATCATTATGATTAAATTCTGCCCAATACAATTCAAATGCAACACCGTCTTCTAAGCATTCAAACTGATGATATACACCAGGCTTTACCTTACAGTATTGTCCCACTTGTAGCTCTGTCACGTCAACTAAGTCGTAATCATTTTGCCATACACGAATAAGCATACGACCTGATTCAACATAGAATCCATTCCATTTGAATTCATGGCAGTGCTTAGAACAAACACCACCCTTATTCATTTCGATACGATGAAACTCAAGAGCACCATTAGCTTCAATCAGTTCGGTCGTACCCCATACTTTACCTGCTATCATATTGAACTTAATTCCTTATGTAAACGATATTTAAAACAATATTCGTCATATGTTAATCCTTCTTTCCGTGCTTCCTTTATACGAAATCGTACAATTTCAACAGGAACTTTTTTTGATTCTTTTTTTGCTTTCTTCCATAGAAATAAGCGATAAGCATAATTGTGGTCGTCTAAAGGTGGTCCACCATTATGTCCTATTTTTAAAATCCTCTACAGCGCCTTCAACAATAGACGGATACTTTCCCATAAAAGTTCCGGCTTCTAAATCTTCTTTTGATACAACATCACGATGCCGGTGAGTAAGCTCATCATACTTTTCCAAATATACTTTAGCTAAGTTATCAAAGAATGCATCAGAAGCAATCGGTTCATCTTTTTCATAATATGCATATGCACACATTAAATAAAATGGTACAATCATATTTGGATTAGCATCAATTGCTTCTTGCAGTATAGTATCTTTATGCATTGTGACTTATGTTCCATACAGGGTTAGCAAGCCACAATTCATCTTCACGTAAGTCAATAGCAGCCTTTGCTTCTTTCTGCCAATCAAATGCAGCATCGGCATATGATTGTCCATTCCATTTATATGTACCTTGTAATATGTATTCACCACTTAGCCACTCACTTTTAAAGACCATAAGCCATTCAGGTAATTGTCTCCAAGGTTCACTGACTTTCCAATAATCACATGTATTAAGCATTTTGGCTACACCTTTTGCAGATGTAGTTTTGATTTCAACACTATGTCCTTGAGGTGATATCACATCCTTATACGCACGAGGATCATCATTAAAGCCACATTTTTCAATAAGAAATTGTTCTGATGCAAGTCCATAAAGATTTGACATGCGTATTGCTTCAATTGTACGACCTTTGCGAGTTGATTCTTTCGAATAAATTGCATCTGATTCTTTATTTGACTTTTCAACAAGTTGTTTTTGATTTAAGTCTTTTATGTTAAATCTCAAATTTGGCATTTTAAAACTCCTTTAGTTTGTTTCTATGCCTTTATTATAAAACAAAAAGAAAGATTAAGTTAGGACATAAGTAGTTTCTAGTTTTGTCCTGTGATATAAACAACACTATGTATTTCTGTAGGCGTACTCAAGAGCACGATCCGCTTCCTTTTCAATAGGTCGATCAGTATACCAACCGCCATGTTCATTATCAAATTGTTTACAAAGATCTGCAATTTGACCTGCAGATATTGGATATTCTTTCTCTAAAGCTCGAGCAGCAATGGCAACCATCATTTGATACATTTTATGGTACCAACCTGTTTCGCTTATTGTAACATATTCACTAGCTAGTCTACGTGGCCAGAAGGGGCAATCGTGAAAGCTTGACCATACTACATTTGTATTTTGCATTGAATTCTTACGGTGGTTTACAACTTGTTCGGCAAGTTCAGGAGGTAATCTATCGAGAAACGTATTACCACTCTTAGCCCTATCTACATAGGGATGTTTAGCCAATAACTCATTAACGTTAATGCTACTACCGTCGCCAGTAAATATAAAATTATTTGCTCCATCATATGTCGCAGGGATGTAGTACATGCGTGATAAGTCTTTAGTTTGAGTATCTCCAATTCCGCCGAGTTCTTTGTTAAGTGCGTACCAAAAATGCCTGATTCGCTCTGCTTCAATTTGCTCTCCAAGCTCGAACACAAGGCGGAACTTAGGTTGATCGTTTCGAGAGCTCGCAGTGCTATAACAAACAAAACGCCAGCCAGGAACAAGATTGCGTATCCAAGCATCTAGTTCACCCTCAATTTCAACATCATCAACATCAACAGCACACCAACCTGCCCAATTAAGTACATTCGCGTTGGCCCGAGTAGTATCAGGTTTGTAAGTAGCCGGTGATATAAGTTCCGCATCTCGTTTGCCTTTCAGTTGACGTTTGGACAGTTGATACAACAAATCTTCCAATGCTGAAAAGCTTTGGAAGTCCATACGTTTGTGTGTTTTATTATCGAATGCACTCTTAAAGAGCGTTAGCGATATCTCCATGATTACCCTCGTGGGATGGTGCTTGCCAATCATCAGGTTTAAGTAAATCAGGTAAACCGAACGGATTCGGCCTACCTTCTTTAACACCTGGTTGTTTAGCCATATTAGCATTATATACTTTATCCCAAGCTTCATTTGCATTAACGCCAAATACATCAAGTGTACCAATAGCGAAAACACATAAGTCAATTAAGCCATCTACAACTTCTTCTGGATCGCCGGTAACCATAGCAGTGCGAGTTTCGTCGACTTCTTCTTGTACCATTGCCATGCGAAATTGTAGATACTTAATCATAAGATCAGGATCATCTTTATTAGCTTCAAACCATTCATGCACACCAAACTTGACATGCATGTCAGCAATATCTGTTGACCAGTTATTACTCATTAGTCATTGCTTCTAACATCTTAGATGTAGAATCAATTTGTTCTTGCATTGAATTCAAGCGTGAATCTAGCTGTCGTTCAACTTGATATGTTAATCCAATAGCTACTAGCAGTAGTAACCAAAAGAATACAGTTAAAATTTTAGATCTTGTAGACATTATTATTCTCCTATTGATGTCTTATTATAACACATTTAAACAGTTATGTAAACGCTTAAATGTGGGTGAATGCTCTATCCGAATACATCGTCAAGAGTAACTTTCTGCTCCGCATCCCAACCAACTGCGTTTAAAATTGGTTCGAGGGGGTCAAGAAAGGTTTTAGTGAATTGAATATCATAGTTTATGTATTTATGTAAACCTAACTCTGGGGGAAGGAATTCAGGAAACGCGATCACGTTTTCACGAATTGGATTAGGTAACTTAAGATAAGAAAACTTTACTTTCTCACCAGAAGCAATCTCTTCATTGTGCTTTTTCTTATGATGATTATAAAGAAGAGCAGCTCTGATATGCATTGGTGTAACCGCAACTTTATCTGGTCCATCAAAATTAGGATTGTCTTTATTACAGTATATATTATTGTTATTTGCAAACTTTGCAAGGTTCTTAACGCTACGAGGAAATGCTACTTCATGTGGTTCAAGTGCTTTGAATTCTCGTTTAAAGTCTGCAATAAACTTTTGAGTGGCATGCCTATCTCCTGCAATAATGTAATGGAAGATGGCTTTAAACTTATCACGAACAACTGCAGGAGTTGATGATTTAATTGCTTCAATACCCATAATCTTCATCTTAGGTGGATTGTATGGTACGCCTTCAGAATTATGCACATTAAGAATATAACGTTTCTTTGCAGTCCATATACCTTTGTCAGCAATAACTTCACGCTCCATTTCCATACGAGGAATACGGCATTGCTTTTCTTTAAACATAATTGCAAAGTCATCTGCAAATAGCTTTTCAAAATGATCAGAGCATGCCTTATCAAGAAAGTCAACTGGATCGGATGGGTTAAACTTCTTAACAAAAGGTGCAAAGTTTACATACACAGAATCAGTGTCAATAGCAATAACATAATCAACATTGTTAGTTTCAAGCAACTTATTTAATTCATCGTTAATAGTTTTTTCACATCGTTTAATTACTTGCTGTCCAGTCATAGTAATAGCTTCGGCAAGTCTTAAATCAAAGTAACGGAACCACTGATTACCCATTGCACCATACAACGAGTTCATAAGAATTTTGATAGCCATCTGACGGTTTTCGAGATGTTGAATGTCTGCTTCACTACCACCTGACTTCTTTAGCTTAAGCATTTCATTCTTTGTCTTCTTGCGATCATCATAGTAATCAATAATGATCTGAGGCATGATACCAATTTTAGTTGTATCATAATGAGTATCGTTTGCTGCTATTGAAACATTTTCAGAATTCGTAGTAATGGTTTCAGGAGACATATTCCACTGAGTAATAATATTAGGATATAGCGATGCTAAGTCAAATGATACAACCCAATCGTGTGCACCAATCTGTGGTTCTTTTACATAACCACCTACAAAGTCAATAAGCTGCTTTTTGCGTTTGCCTTTGAATGGACATACGATACCTTGCTTATTCAACTCACGAAGAACAATTGAATCCCATATACCAACACTGCCTAATACTTCTTCATATGTTACACCGCCACGATATGCAATCGTAAGTGCAAGTGCCATTAAACCCATCTTATCATCAATGCGCTGAACAAGCTCAACGTCTTTAATGTTATAGTCAATGTACTTTTGGAAGTCTTCTGTATACAGTTTAAGAAGAGAACCATGCTCTTCGTATGATAGCTTCTTTTCACCAACAACTACACTTGCAATATGATCAAGACGATAAGATTCTTGTGGGCCATATGTAAAGCCAAACTTCTTAAACAATGCCATTGAGTCAAGTTGTGCAATACCTGGAATGTCATAACCTAGAATCTTATGCTCACTACCATCAGCACCTGCGCTACCTTGACTTCGCTTGATTTCACCTTCAAGATTATAAGGAGAAAGTCCCTTAAGAGTTTCACTTGTACCAGAAAGATTGCGAATTCGATTAGCAAGATAAAGCATATCAAATGCGCGAACATTCCAACCTGTAACAATATCAGGCCAGCTGGAACGCCAATGAGTTATAAACTTACGCAATAACTCTTCTTCAGTTGCACATTCACGATACTGTACAAGCAAATGATTAATAGATGAATCACGTTTAGTTTCATCCCACTTGCCTAAGCCAAATGTATGATAGACTTCTGATTGATTTGATTTAATAGTAATTGCAGTTACAGGCCACTTTGCCTCTTCAGGTGTAGGGAAACCTTCATCGGAATGGACTTCGATATCAAGATTAACGATGTTAATATGATTAATGTCGAATTCAATATCACCTGGATACTTTTGCGTAATCCATTGATGCTTATAGTTAACTGTACCATAGATCGAGCGACCTGTGATTTGTTCATTCTCTTCCACCCATTGTTTTGCTTCACTCATTTTACCAAAGGTACGTGGTACAACTGGTCGACCATCCATCGAACTGAAAGCTGATGTGACAGGTTTTGTGCTGCTTGAATAAAGGGTAGGTTTAAATGTGACGTTATTAATAATAGCAGAGCCATTATCAGTACGACCACGATAATAAAGTTGGTTCATATAACGATGAACATCAGTATAGAATTTCATATATTAGCCTCTCATAATCATACAATTATATCACGTTTTGTGGCTACTGTACACCCCCATCATAAGAATTAAATGCCCAATAGCGTTCTTTACACCACCAGCATTCTCGACAAGGTACAGGTAAGCTCATTGTACAACTGTTTGTAATATTAGCTAATTCATTTAGATTGAATTCAGCATACTCTTTTGCAATGTCTTGTTTGTTTTTGTAAGCCCATGGAACAATAATATCATCATAATTGTCCGGTAAGTTTTGTAACTCTTTACCTTTCATTGAGTTTCCAGGTCTTTCGTCACCCGGCATTCCTTGGCTTGTACCAAACACCCAATGAGTTACAGCAAATCTTTGTTCGAGATACTTACGAGCTGGTCTCATAAAATGGTATTTTGATTTAACACCATCAAAGTCCATAGGATGAATAGTGATATCATGTATCTTAGCTTGAAGATCTTTCTTCATAATGCCGTTCACGAGTATCCAGTTCCTTACATCCTGAGCAACTGTAAGCGTGTCCATTTCAGGAATGTTAATATCATAGCCGTGTATAGGATAAACTTCAACCGGTAGCTTTGATAGATGATATAGAATCAGAGCAGAATCAATTCCGCCTGAAAGAAACAATCCGCACTTTTTTATATGTTTAGGAAAGTACATTTGCAACCAAATGAATACGAGTTTCTCGTGATGCATTGACTGCTGTGTGATGCGACCTTGTATTTACAAAGTAACCGACACCTTTTTTTAAATGTCGAGGTTCATTATTAACAATCATAAAGCAGCCACGTTGTGTTTTTATAGGAAAGTGTATTCGATTATTTGCATCGTTATGCCAAGATAAACAACCGGTTGGACGGGAAGTCATAACACGAAACCGGCCAATCTTATATTTTGCTGTTAATTCAGAATGAATCTTTTCAAACGTTGTATCTTTAAATATAGTGCTAATAGATGAAAAGTCTGATTCTTCTATTGGTTCATCATAAAAAATCACATCATTTGGTTTTGAGTTAACATGATCTACTACAAGACTACCGTATGAATAAGCTAAATCATCTTCATGTCCTGGAACATTTGATATATGTAATTGATCTTTGCCCCAGCTGCCATCAGCTAAATCTACAATAGAACCAAGTTCAGCTAATAGTTCATCTGCATCATATTTCATATCAGGTAGAACATTATAATAAGTTGAGTTGGGGTCACCTTCCATATGCTCAATGAAGTCTTCCATTGGCCCTAAGTTCTTAAGGTATTCAGTCGCTCTGCTCATATCGTGCTTTCATTATGTTATAGTTTTCAACAAGCTCCATGAGGTGTGACTGAGCTTGCATAGCTGTAAGGAATTCATCGCCGTCTTCAACGTGTCGAATAATATTCCAAAAAGAATCTTCTGGTACATTGCGAGTAACTTGGTATTCTGCAACTGCCCGAAGAATGTAATCGAATTCAGACATAATAATCTCCATAGTCATATAGAGTTATTTATTCATCCACCAACGTACGCTTCATCGTCTGGGCGATACCAAGTTTTTTGATTGTGAAGTTTACCGAGCAGCCGAGCTATGTCTTGCCTATCAGAATCTTCAAGAATATTTGCTTGCTTATATAGCAATGCATCTTCAATCAGTTTAAGATCTAATACATTTAACTCAAACGATGTATTGGGTTTCATTCCGCAAAGTGTGTATTCAACATATCAAGACGGTCAGTTGCCGCTGCCATAGTATCAAGTTCGTTTTGAATTGCTTCAACGATATCACTGTGCTCACCAATACCAACAGCTTGATGCATGTATACCATAATATTAGTTTTTGCTCGTTCAAGTTCGCCCTCAGCATGCATGCGACATGCTTTAACTAATTGCTTTTCCATTTTCACTTCCTTTTTTTCCCAGGGTTGATCTGCCCATTTAGCCAATTGTAATCTCCTACTAATTAAAACGGGTAGACCGCTACAGTCTACCCATACTCTTTACCACGCTTGATGCGGGCTATATCGTAGCTTTTCTAAACGACGTTCAAGGTCACACATATCTACAGATCGCGATAAGTAATCACCGTGATAGGAATCATATGTAACTCCGTTATAAACGCGTGGAAAAGCAAAGTAGTCAGCAAAGAACTTTTTAATGCGCTTTATCATTTGATTGGGTATCCTCGTAGACTGCCTAAATTGTGGTTGCAAAGTGCATTGAATACCGTAGATACTGATTCATTTCGGTATTCAGTTTGCTGTAGCATGCGTGCAATTTCCCAATTAGCGGAACGTTGTCTACCTTCTCGAAAGCTCATTCCAATTCTTTTTAATAGGCTAACTAGCCTTTTCATTAAGTTGTTGACGTGTGTCATGGTTTTTTTCCTCGTTACCAATATTGATTTTACGAGGACGCTGATTTTCTGGGATGAGATATTCCAACTCAATTGCAAGAATCCCATCTTGAATATCGGCTCCGTTAACATTTACATGTTCAGACAGCCTAAAGGTGCGTCTAAATTTCTTCGTGCTAATACCACGATGAATAAACTCTCTGCCTTTAGATTTATGTTCGCCTGTTACGGTTAGTGTTCGGTCTTTGACCTCTACGCTAATCTCATCTTTTGAAAACCCAGCAATTGCAAGTTCAATCAAATATTCAGTATCACCAGCTTTGATAATATTATGCGGGGGATAGTGATCATTTGCATGAGTAGCTGTAAATTCCAGCTCTTTGAATAAATGGTCAAATCCCACAAAAGATGAACGGGGAAATAGTGTGTGTAAGCCTGTCATTGTTTTCTCCTTTTGACTAAGCAAGAAATTAAGTAGACCGGAGGATCCGCATCTACGCTACTATATATACTCTATTTGTTTCCTATATTATATTTAGGACACAATTCCCATTCAGTTTTTTCTTTGAATGGGATTATCTTAATCTGTCGTAATGGCGCACAATCTAACTGAGCTGCTACTGCAAGTTTAATTAAACCCCAGTCACTCAATAAAGTTGTAATCGTATTTCTACGTTGAATGTCATTTAACTCAAGATTAGATTTCTTACCATCAAGAAGAAACAACTCCTTGAAGTGTACTATAAAATATCGACCTTGTTTATGTAAAATATGACACGATTGAAATAGCTTCTTCTCTTTGCGTGAAGCCACGCCAATTCGTGTAAGTGTCTCTCTGACTTTTAGAAAATCATCCGGCTCGTCCAGGATAACTTCAAGCATGTCTGCGGGTGTCCAGTGAACATTATTGTTTTCTTCTACCACCTTTAAATACCTTTTCTCTCAAATTATTCATTTGGTCGGATGATAAAAGTGACAGGACTTGGCGAGCTTTCTCATTACTATAGCCATAATATTCCTTGACAACATCAACATCTTTAACCAATTCAGGTTTATTCCATTTCGAGAAGCGTTTCCGCTTTCTGACTATATTTATAAGAAATTGATATTGTAGCTTTTTATCAAGGTGGTGGTAACGGTTCATTTCATTTGCAATTAAAGCAGTATCAGCAAAGTAACTTAATCCACGATTGACCATAAATGCACTATAAGCATTCTCTGTTATATCGTCTACCATGATATCGCGTTTACTGGTATTAATTGATGTAAGATAATCAAACGGACTTACTGACATGCGGCAAGCCTTTCATCAAATAGTTCTTTTGTTAACTCAGTAGAATGTCCACATTGCACATCTGTATTACTCCAATATAATTGAGGAAAGGTTGTATGACCATTCTTCATCATATGTTCATCACAACGTGGATCTGTGTCAAGGTTTACTTCATTATAAGCATAGCCCCACAACTTGAGTTGTTTCTTTAGCTGCTTACAGTAAAAGCATTTTGGCTTCGTATAAAGATTAAGCATTCAGTGCCTCTATTAAAGTTTGCATACGCATTACATCCATTGCAATATCATGACGTGGATCATGTAATATAAAGTGCTCTGCAAGGCCTTCTGGAATAAAGTTATTTCTAATGTCAGCGCCATATGACAATCCGTCAATCATGCTTATTGTATCACGAATATCCCACCATTTATACGGTTCATCTGAATGACCGGTAGCGTGACATAATGACGTCATAAATACAGGATCAAAAGTATTACGACGTGTATAGATTGGGCCACCATCGTAATCTGGTTTATTCATCATATAGAATTGATATAGTTCTGAAATAGATACATCTTCTTTTGAAGGAGCAATAACTTTCTGTGCTTCTTTGTTTTGTTTAGACCACCACTCAACAGTTTCTTTTGTAATAACTCGATTGTATTTTTCAACCTGTTCTTTTACATCAAACTTAATATATGCAGCACTGTCAACTAATTCACTGTAAGTATATAGTTTCTTTGGATCCCAATTCAACATAGCAAATGATAAGACAGCACCCGTATGCGGATCCTGTGACATAGTTTCAAAATCATAAATTGTATTCATTCTATAAGTCCTAAAATAAAGGCATGCAAATGATGAAATAGTATTGCATCCTGATAAAGCAATAGCCATAGACCAACAATGAGTATTAAATATTTCATGCGAATTGTACCTCCGACATTACTTCAGTCATACAAGCGACAAGGTTTAATTCATGGTCTGCAACGAATGCAGCTTTGTATTGATAATCGGCAAGTATAAGAACTAGCTGTGGAATTGATGCAGGTGCAACTTTAGTTGTCATGGTATCGTAAACACCACGAATAATAGCTGACGTATCAAGATCAAGATTATTCACAATCCAAGAACGCATTGTTTTAAAGTCTTTTGATTTTAAAGATGCGAAAAGGTTATCAAATTGTTGTGTAGCATTGCTACTTGTATTACTTACTACAAGCGCACCAGAAGTAGATTGGCGCTGTGCTTCATTTAATACACGACGCCAATCTGGAGCATACTTAGATATAACATTAGCAAGGTCTGACTTAACATAGTCTTTAATGCCTTCTTGCATTAAAATGCTTTCAGCGCGTTCAAAGAATTGACCACATAATACTGCAAGATCCTTCTTTGTAGTATTGAACTCATATACACTACAACGTGAATGCAATGGTTCAATAATACGATTCTTGAAGTTACATGTAAGAATGAAACGGCAGTTATCTGAAAATTGTTCGATAAAACCACGTAGCGCAGGCTGAGTTGACTGTGCATTAAGATAGTCTGCTTCGTCTAAGATTACAACTTTATATCCGCCAGAAAAGGAGACAGTTGATGCGAATTGTTTAATCTTGCCACGAAGTGTATCAATGTTACCTTCTTCAGATCCATTGATAACGATATAGTCAAGATCTAGCTCTTTGCATAAAGCCTTAGCTACTGTGGTTTTACCGAGGCCAGCAGTTCCAGTGAGTAACATATTTTGTACTTCACCACTGCTGACCATTTGCTGAAATGTATCTTTGAGGGAGACTGGTAAGATAGTTTCAGCGATTGTTTTTGGGCGATACTTTTCAACCCATAGAAAGTCTTTGGACATATTTACTCCGATGTCAATTTAATTCATTATATAATATATGGAGCAGAATGTAAACCTTTAATTACCGTCTAGCTGTTGTTGTTCAACCATTGCTGTTAGCTGAACGCATTGATCGCGAAGCTGACCAATTGTTGTGAGCTCTTCACCACGGAAGCCTCCACGTTGAACAATTGTATCAATTACAGCGATAGCACTACGTGCAATTCGGTTTCCGATGTCTGCAATCTGCGCATCTTGTGATGGGGGTACGTCAGGTGTTGGCTGAGGTACGACTTGTTGGACTTGTTGTTTTGCCATTATTTAAGCTCCGTAAGTTGTTGTTTTATCGAGTGCAAGCCAATAAGTCATATTCTTATCGGTGTTTGTCCATTTGGACATTTGCTTGGTTGAGATGCCTACTTCATAATCACCTGGTAGGACTTTTAGGTTTTCAATGCTATATATGAAGTTAAAATCTTCGCTTTCATATGTTCCTGGTACATCAATACTAAATGTATTTGAAGTAGTATTTTCTTTATCTAGTACAGTTAATCTGATTGCACCATCGGATGCAGTAATAGATAACTCCTTATGTTTAAGTGCAGATGATGCACGTTTAATCTTAGCCATTGTATCTCGATCCATAGTAAAATGAACCACAAAGTTATTCATACCTCGTGCTTTCTCAAGCATACTTTCAGTTGGAGTTGTAACCATTGCAGGGTCTGTAAAGAAATACTTAATCTTTGATCGACCAGTTGAATCAGAAATCACTGCATGTGTTTCTTCAACTTTGATTTGTGGTTCATCTACAAGATCAATAACGCCTAGAAACTCATTGAGATCATATACACCAAACTTTGTAGCAAATGTCATATCAACAGTGCTAGTCGCTAAGATATTACGCGATTCAGCAATCGTTGAAATAGTATTACCTTCAGTAAATACAATATTAGAGTTAATGGTAGAATAGTTCTTTAAGACTTCTACAGTCATATCAGTTAGCTTCATATTCATTCCTTTTCATAATTACTATTATTATATCATATATTAAGCGGCTTGTACACCCTTATCTGATATTTTGCTAAAGTTTTTCTCTTTAAAAAACTCCAGCTTATTCTCAAATTTGTTATCAAGTATTTCACCTTTATGACTAATAACAAATACATTTGAATCATCGTCAAGTGAATACAAAATCTTCATAAGATTCTCAACACCATCATGATCAAGTGATGAGTCAAACGTTTCATCGAGTACTAATAGATTAGTGGCTACACTGTTTTTCATCTTGGCTATTTGCCGCCATGTAAAGAGAAGGGCCAAATCAATACGTTGTTTTTCGCCTTCAGAGAATGAATCATATGTAAACGAATCACGATGCCGTGACTTAATTGTTTCAATAAAGCTTTCGTCTAAATTAAAATGTACAAAGAAGTCAAGGATTTGTAGATACTTATTGACTAAGTTATTGATAATCGGTACATATTGTTTAATCACTTTTGTTTTGATACCGGTATCTTTTAGCATTTCAGCCATTACTGTATTGTAAGAAAAGACTTCATTGAGTCTTAAACGATCTTCCATGTAAGCATCTTTTGATGCAGTCATAGCTGCCATCTCTTCATTTGCTTTTGATAGATCGCCGGTGCGACCAGTCAGTCGTGTGATATCAGAATTAAATGATTTGATTGAAGCCTGTAACCGTTGAATTGCAATACTATTGTTATTGATTGATTGCTGACGATCACGAATGACACCTGCAGCTGTAGTAAACTTTTCAATTGTAGCAGAAACTTTGCTACCTTCTTCCTCTACTTTTTGAATACCATTTGTAAGTTCAGCTGCACGTGATTTAGCATCTGCAAGTTTAGACTGGCGTAACTCATCACCAATTGTTTGCTCACACGTTGGACATTCGCTATTGTCTTCATAAAATTTGGCATCTTTAACAACTGCTTTAATTGACGTATTAAACTCTGCTTTATATTGTAACAGACTTTGTTTACGGTTATTCGCTTCACTTAAAGCTAAATCAACCCTATCGCTTTCTTTTTCAATATATTCAGCTGACTCTACATTCTCAGCAATCAATGTATCAATTTCTTCTTCAGTCGCAGTAATCTGAATCTCTTTTGTATCAATTTCTTCTTCATTGATTGCATTGATATCACGAATATACTTGCGCTGCGAATCAATCTGATTCTTCTTTAAATCAAGTTGATGTGAGATATCTTTTAGCTTTTCTTTAAGTACGGCATTCTTTTCTTTTACAAGAGTATTCATTTTAGAGAATACATTAATGTCAAGTAAATCTTCAATAACATCTCGCCGATGCTGTGCATTTAATTGCATAAATGGTATGAATGAAGAACTACCTAATACCACAATCTGATGAAAACTTTTGTGATTCAATTTAATGATATTCTGTTCGAGGATCTTCTGATACTCTTTTGCATGTGAATCCTGATTAATCATTACATCACCGCGCCAGATTTCAAAGATAGCCGGTTTAATACCACGCTTTACACGGAAGTTAGACTTACCTATAGTAAACTCAATTTCAACAATACACTCTTTGCCATTGATTGAATTAACAAGCTGTGGTTTACTAATATTGCGGTGAGGTTTATTAAACAATGCAAATGACATTGCATCAAGTAATGTAGATTTACCTGCGCCGTTTTGTCCTACAATCAATGTAGACTTATGTGACTGGAGATTGATTTCAGTAAACTCATTGCCCGTAGACATAAAGTTCTTCCATCGTAGCTTCTTAAAATATATCATGCTACCTCGAGTGCTTGTGCTTCTGCTAATAGATTACGCATATCAACTTTCAATTTGTCTTTATCTAATTCAGTTTCAACAGCATCGACATAATTGTCGAGAAGCTCACCAGTATCTTCTATTGATACGGATTCATCTTCTACATTATCACCGGCAAACTCGCTAAAGTTCTCGGCTATCTTCAAATCGTGTATGCTTTCATTCTGTATTTTATCAACAAATCGATCAAATGTAAATAGGTCTTTCTTGTTTATTACAGTTATTTTAACAAATTTGTTACATAGATGTGACGTATCAAACAATGTATAATCAACCTTTGAATCATCATATATGATATGCTCAAACAAAGTATTCTTATTTACAATCTTTTCAAGATCACGAGTTTCAGTATCAAGTATATGGAAGCCTTTCTCGTCATGTGCGTCTGACCAAAAGAACTCAAGCTGTGTACCGAGATATTGAATGTTATCGCGTTGTGAGCTTACATGAAAGTGACCAGACAATACTTTTTCAAATCGATTGAAGATGCTATGATCTAGACCGCCATGATGTGGCACACCTCGCATTACATCAAACCCTTTTAGTTCCAAATGACCACCAAGCCAATCTGCTTTACATATCTTAATAAACTCCATAGATTTGCCATAGTTTTCTTGAGTAATCCAAGGCAACAGAGCAAACTTAAATCCATCAAGATTCAATACAGTTGGTTCCATATGAATAGTTACTTCGTTCATATAATGGCCGAGTAACTCTTTTAACGCATTAAGCTCATTTGTATTCTTATAGAACACGTCATGATTACCTGGAATAACGTCCATATGAATATTGTATTCACGAAGCTTACTTAAGAAGTTCTTTCTAAAACTATGCAAAGATTTATAGTTAATGAATTTACGATTGTCGAATACATCACCGAGATGAATGATTTTCTTAATATCGTTGTTTTTCAAATACGAAAAGAACTCATTATAAAATACGTTAGCATTATCAGTAAAGATATCAGATGCATTTCGAATACCTGCATGTGTATCGTTGAGTATTGCTATTTTCACTTAAATATTTCTCCTAAATCAGAATCACTACTATTAGCAGCCATGTCACGCTTTTTGCGTTCCTTCTTCTTTTCTTTTACAATGGCATCAATGTATGTGTCTTTCTCTTTCAACTGATCAATCTTAGACTTCAATTGATCGACGAACATATGCGCAGCAGCCAGTGATTCTTCATCGGCGTTGACTACAGCAAAGTCTTCAAATGGACTTTGTGAAATATACTTTAGCTTAATATCTTGTTGCTTCTTTTCTCGTGCAATACGACGTAAAAAAGCGTACCAACAAATTTGAGTAAAGTATGCAAAGGCATTTGGATTGCCTGATCGTGTAGCTGCTTCGATGTTATAGTTACCTATAGCTTTGAGACAGTTTTCAACTGCATCCATTACCATCTCTTCACGATACGTATATCGAATGAAGTTAGATTTGTGAGATAGGCCTTCGGAAATCTTAAGAAAGCATGTAGCAATATAATCAGTGACCTTAGGAATCTCTATTTTACTTGCTTCTGCTTGATTTGCCCTTTTAACATATTCAACAACGGCCAGAGAGAACTCTCGGTTGTTTACATAATGGGGCTTGTCTCTTGGTTTCATAATATACTCCTAGCATATATTACCTATTATATCATAGGTTCTGAGGATTGTACACTTATTTATTTTTAAATATTGTGCGTTTAGGGGGTTTACAATTTTGAAGAATCGGTGTATAATTAATAGAGTCTTTTGAGAAGGGGGTAATATACCCTTAATGTAGCTTCGGCTTTAAGTCTACAACATTATCATCTCTCTTTGCATCTTCACCGGCCATTTTATCTAAATGATTTTCCATATTCGATTGTTCTAGTTCTCTCATTTCCTCTCTTACAAGAGATAAGTGATGAACATATTGTTCTAATACCGTTGCATGTGGATTACTTATACAAATAACTGCGCCTGTATTTAATAAAAGAACATGAGCAGGATCTAAAATATGCATCATAAACGGTCTGAATGTATAATATCGCATATTGTTTTCGAAGTCTTCTTTTGATATAAGGAGATAAGCAGCACGTATAATAAAGCACTCTCCATCCTCGTACTCGTTTTGTACATCAACTAAATCACAAAGAATCTCTTCTCCGCTAAATAGTTTCATTTGTCTTATATCACTCATTTAAGATCCACCTCATAAATTTTATAATCAAACTCTTGTTTTATGTATATCTTAACCCGCTCAGCCGAATGTTCAAGTGTATAGTTCTTTCTGCCTTTCCAATGCAAGTCGTCTGCAATATCATATAGCTTTGCTACACTACCATCATCTGACTTTCGCAATCCTCGTCCGATTGATTGTAACACTCGGATTTGTGATTTAGAAGGCGAAGCAAACACAATGTTATGCAGGTTTCTAATATTTATACCAGTTGAAAACGTTCCAAGGCTGGCAACAACAATCGAATTTTTCTGGCTTTCTACTATCTTTCGAATTGCTTCTCGGTCGGCAGTATCAACCTGGCCAGACACAAAAAATACTTTGCGCTTTTCATGGGCCTTATCACGTATCAGATCAAAGAGAGGTTTCCCATGCTTCTCAACATAATTAAAGAGGACAAGGCTATTGCCGGTAAGATCAAGTGCTAAATTTGTAATTAAGTTATTACGTGCTTCATTGCGTACAATATAGTCAAGTTCAGCTTGATAGTCTTGTTTTCCCCAGTTTCTGCGGACCTCCTCCGCATGCTTAAGCAACAAGACATTAATTTTTAGCTTTGCTAATGTGTTTTCGTCTTGAAGCTTTTTCGTAGTCGTTACATTATATATCTTACCGAAAAGTCCTTGTAAAACTAATTCGTGTGTCTGTGATCCATCTAATGTACCGGTTGTTCCCCAACGATATGCTGCTTCTTTACATTTATTCATAATCGTAGTAAGCGACTTTGATTTAAAGCCATGACACTCGTCACCTACTACTGCACCAAATTGCTCAAACCATTTTGGCTGCAACTTATAAATTGATTGCCATGTGGATACAACAATCTCTTTATCTGTTTCTTTATCTCGACCAGAATATATCCGATGTACACAGTCTTCAACAGGCATTCCATAATCTGCAAAGTCATTGTACATCTGTTCAACAAGCGATGTCGTTGGTACAATAATAAGAACCTTTTTATTATTCTCCTGGTGATTCAACAAATACCGTTGAACCAATGCGTAAATAATAAGAGACTTGCCCGAACCGGTTGGTGATATTAACACACCTCTTTTGCGATGCAATCCTTCACATACTGCATCAAACTGATAATCTCTTATCTGTATTGGCTTACCACGTGATTGCAATTCAAGCCCATCAATAAATTTTTTGATTTCTTCTGGGTTAATATCGTTCTGTGCATCTGGCCGACCATAATAATTGTTATGCTCAACTTCAACCTGATACTTACGTGGTTTGGCAAACTCATATAAAAACGGAAACAGGCCAACCGGAAGTTCCATCGTTTGAATATTGAATAAGCGGATTTTGCCATCCCATACACGATTCTTATATGCTGGCATAAACTTATAACCAGGCACATAGAATGAAAAGAACTCGCTAAGCTCATTCGCAATACCAAAGTCGCATGCAATATGCATGACAGAGTGATTCTTATTTTTAACTTTTAATACGTCCATAATTTTTATATATAATTCAAATAGGAGTGAGTAAATGGTTTATAGTCATAATGAATGGGATCCTCTTAAGGAAGTTATATTGGGAACGGCTCGTGGTATGTATTGGCCCATAGCCGATGGTGTTAAGTGGGAGATTCTTCCTTCAGGTCAAAAAATGCCTTCTCACATTATTGAACAAACAGAACAGGGCTTAACTGAGTATTCAAATAAAATGAAAACTTATGGTGTGAATGTACTTCGTCCAAAGGCTCGAAACTATGAAACTGTAAATGGTTTCGGTGCTTATTCAACGCGAGATACTGTTCTTATCATTGGTAACAAAGTTATATATACACCTACCAGATTCACATATCGCAGGGAAGAATGGCCTGCATTAAAACATCATTTTAAACTAGGAGAAATTATTCATGCACCGCTTGACGATCCCGACTTATATTTCGACGCCGCTAATATTATTCGCTGTAATAGGGATATTTTATATCTCGTAAGCGGAACTGGCTCGCTTAAAGGTGGCTTATGGTTACAAGAAACATTAGGCAAAGAATATAACGTACACATACTTAAAGGTTTATATCAAGGCTCACATTTAGATTCAACTCTTGTGCCAATCAAAGAAGGGGTTATATTAATAAATAAGGCAAGATGCTCCGAAGAACACTTGCCTGAATTTTTAAAGAAATGGGAATGTGTCTGGATTGAACCAGATGAAATACGAGATATATCAAACGATTATAATATTGCATCAAAGTGGGTAGGTATGAATATTCTTACTATAGAGCCTGGTGTTATTGTGCTTGATCAAGATCAAACAAAGTTAATTAAAAAATTTCGTGATATGAATTATACAGTTGAAACAGTAAGTCTACCATATGCAAGATATCTTTTAGGTGGTCCTCATTGTACAACTCTCGATACAGTACGTATAAATAGATAAATAACGCCAAACTTAATAGGAGAACACATGGCTTACCGAGTAACTAAAACCCATACTGGCCATATTTGGAATGCTGCTTATCCAGATCCTAAGCCATCAAATCAAACTGAATTTGACGCAATTTTTGAAGCAAAAAGTGTTTCGCAAATTTTAGCTGAAATTAATGCATTAGGCTTAACTGATTGGGCAACTTATAAAGATGATATAACAACAGTTTTAAATGCAGCTCCAGTTTCAGAATCATTTGATGCAGAAAATCAAACTCTTACAGTTGTAAAAGATTGGCCATCAAAAGCATTGCACGATAAACATCAAGCATTTTTAATGCAGATTGATTGGAATACAGTTACACCATTAATTGAAAGTGTTCTTACATCAGGTGTAGAAGTTTAACCACCAGCTTCAAACATTCGCCATTTAATCATATTGCCTATTGTTTGATGCCGCCATTTAATATTATCAACAATCTCGGTTAGCGTTTCAACTGTTATCTTCCACTGATCTATTTTTTGTTCTGATGCTTGTATATCTGTATCAGCATCATAATAATAATCCATCTCACCCTTTAATACACGTAATCCTTCAAACGGATCGAAGTCCCAACCGTGTGCTTCAATTTGCTCTTTATTCATTTTGCCATTATAATATAGCCACTTTTGTTTTAGCAATACTTTTTGTTCTGCATGAGCACGTCTCAACGCAATTTTAGCTTCAGCAAGCAATGGCAAATATTTAGCATGTAACACTGGGGATTGACGAGAAGACTCATCTAATGATGTATTATCGATCTTCGAGTCTTTTTCCCACATCTGTAGGATTTGTTCAAGATATTTCATAGTATTATTATAACGTATTATTTAGTAATTGTAAACGTTGTATATGCAAAAGTTACAGGAAATGTTATAAATTGTACACCGTCAACTGTAGATTGAAAATTGATTGTGCCAAGGTTTGTAGGAAACGCATCTTTATATCGGATTGTATCAATCGTATTGTTATGGCTACTTAATACAAGAACGCTAATATCATAAAAGCTTTTATCTTGACTTATAATTGTATTGCCATCAGATGGGGTTTGTTTTTGTTCAACTCCAACTGTAAGCCAATCATGCATTTCTTTATATACATTCATATTCTCATCAAGAATTGTATCAATCGTAAGCGTGCCATATTCTAGCTTATCACCAGGAAGATATACATTAGAACGACGAAACGTTTGAATTGCGGGAGATACACTGACATCAGGATGCTGTACTGACTGTGCAAAGAATTCTAAGTTTTTGAATCTATCTCTATTTACAACTACTTTAAAACCTGTTGGCTGTAAAAAGTTTGTTCCTTCGAATTTTGAAACTGTAGTGGCCATATTATATCCTTTAATTACATGTCTATTTATATGAAAAAATGTGTATCTTTTTTAACACATTTATAAACTATTTTCATTTTGTTTGAAAATAACTATTTACAACTGTTAGAAGATAGTGTATATTGATAATATAAAGTAAATAAAGGAGACTACAAATGGGAACATCATCTATGATTGCCATTAAAAACGAAGATGGCTCTGTGACTGCATCTTATTGTCACTATGATGGTTATCTTGCTTACAATGGCATGATGCTAAAAGAAGCCTATAATACACAAGAACTTGCCTCAGCTGTTGCAAACAGTGGTTACATTTCTGCTTTGAATGAAAATCTTCAAGATAGTATTGACAAATCTGCAAACACTGATACAGCAGTTGTGTATGAATGTTCTGATGAATACCTTCTTACAGGTTGGGAATATTGTGGAGCACAATTTCTTTATCTTTGGGATGGCGAAGAATGGCTTTATTCTTCATTGAAAAATCATGGTTGGAATGAATATCAATTAGAATTAGAGGAAGCTTAATGTTAGATTCAAAAGAATACTTCGAAATGATGCTTGATTTGTGGGATGAAAATCACACTGAAAACTTAGCAATGATGAAAGTTTGGATGTCAAAAGTGATTGACGAAAGGGAGAATGTATAATGGCCGCACGTGTATATCAAATTATCTTAACTAAAACTCAACGTGATGCAATCAATAAGCATGGTTGGGATCAAATTGATGCTGGAAAAGCAAAAATGAATGTGATGAATGAGGGGTTCAAAGGTTGGATGCCTCATTATCAACAATATTATAAGTTAGCTTATGAACTTAAATCAGATGATTTAGATGAAATATTCAAACTTACTAATGTTTGGAATGATCCTGAAAGAGTTGAAAAGTGTAATGATAAGGCTACATCTACATCAGTTGGTGATATCATTGAACTTGATGGCACTAAAATGTGGATGGTTGATCCTTTAGGTTTCACACGCATGCATGTATTTGAAGATGAAATTTCAGAAGATCGTATGGTTTCATAAAAAAGGGACGCCGAAGCGCCCCAGTTTGGTAGTGTAAGGAGGGTTGGTTCCCTCCTTTTTTTATACTTAACTTACGCTAGGATGTTGTCCACGCGGAAGATACGGTAGTATTGGTTAGTTTTAACAGCTGCTAGTCCGTCTGCAGGAGTTGATCCTACGAATGGGTTAGATGCCATGCCGTAACGAGTTTTGAACCCGATTTTTGGCTGGAATGTGTCTTCCGCAACCGCACGAACCATAGTTAATGGTACGTATGGGCAATAGAATACACCAGCGTCATAAGGGTTAGTACCTTTATAACCAACGTTTGCGTAATCAGCAGTTGCATATGGGTCAATATAGACACGCATACGACCGTTAAGAACACCAGCGAATGTGTTGCCTGTGTCATCAACGTTAAGGTTTGTGCTCATTGCTGGGCTATAGTCCAACATGCCTGATGCTGACAAAGCAGATGCTACGTCAGAAGAACAGATCATGAAGTTACCTTTACCACGTCTTGTTTCTTTAGCAATCGCATTTGATTCACGCTCTAGCTGCATGATCAAGCCTTTGATCTTCTCAACTGACCAACGACCATCAGCATCTGTGCTAAGGTCAAAGATACCATTAATAGCTGTGTTAGCAGTCAATGCACCAGTTTTGGCTTGTGAGTTGATTGTACGAATTACTTCGCGGTTGATTTCAGCAAGAATCTCAGTTGACAAGATGTTCGCTAGTTCTGTTTCAGCATCTAGGCCGTGAATGGCTTTAAGATCCTGAGCAAGTTCTAAGCTATATTCTGCTTTCAAAGCACGTGATTTTGCAGTCACAGTTGCTTTTTCAATGGTGAAACCCATTTCGTTGAAAGTAGATGATGGACCTTGACCAGAAGATCCAAGACCCTCAGCGTCTGCAGTTGACATACCGCCAGCAGTACCACCAGTTACACGCTCGGAGTCAAGTGAAGAGTCACCCGCTACGTTACCTGCAGCTGGATCAATTCCGCTAAGACCTGAAGGATTGCTGTTTTCAGTTACAGATGAGTCACCTGCGTGACCTGTAAGAGCTTCGTTATAAAGCGCTTCAGTTGATGATGTTGCACCAGCACCGTAACGTGATTTCATTGCAAAGATAAGTCCTGTTGGACCAGTCATTGGCTGAACACCACATACGTCATATGCCATCATGTTAGGCATTGCACGTCGTACAAGTGAGATTAGAACTGGGTTCCAGTTAGCTGCAGATGATACTGCGTTGCCTGGGCCAGCTTCGTTTAGCATTCCAGCTTGCTCATTTTGTGAAGCAAACTCTTTTTCTTGGTTTTCAAGAACAACGGCAGTAACTGCACGTTTGTGTGAGTCCTTGATTTCAGTACCTTCATTCAGTACCGGAGCCCATTTCTGGGTTAGTTTATCGTAAGTTTCCATCTTTTGGAACTCCCTTAATAAGTTGGTTTACGTAGTGCTGTTAGGTAAGCAGCCATTGGAGCGGATACATCTCCGTCTTCATGTGCTACATCTTCAGCAATGTCTTCTGCAGTGTCTTTAGCTGGTTTTTTGAAATATGCTTCTTTGATAGTAGCAACTTTTTCAGCGAAAACTTCTTCACTTACAAAGTCTACATCTTCAGAAAGCTTAACTAGCTTTTCTACTTGAGTTTCAGCGAGGCCAGCAGCAGCTTCACGAATAATTTCGTAACGCTTATAGCTTTCTAGTTCCTCACGGATAGCGATGATGTCTGCTGTCTGTTCGTCCAATTTAGAGGCTTGCTCTGCATTAGCTTCTGACAACTCGTCAACTAGGTCAACTTTGGATTCTGGAACAGTAATATAAGACTCTGTAAATAGTGTCTGCAATTTGTCCATAAACTCTTCTGCGATTTCAGTGCGTAGACCGGACTGAATTGCAACTTCGTTTTCTTTCATCCAATTTTCAACTACGTAGTTCAGATAACCGTCAACCTTCTCAACCATTTCGGCTTTGAATGTGTCAACTTCTTCTGAGAGTTGAGCTGAATAATTTTCCTCGATGCGACTAACTTCTTCTGCTACTTTCGATGAGATTGCAGCTTCAAATATAATCGCGGCTTTGCCTTTGAATCCTTCAGACAATGTAGCTTCTTCTCCGATCAGGGCTTCCAGATCGTCGTTAAAGTCATTGGCTTCTGCTTGCGGTGCGGGCGCTTTTGTAGCGGCAGGTTTGATGGATTTTTCGCCATCAGACTTATCGCCTTTACGCTTCGCTGCTGTTTTACCAGCATTTTCTGCTTTATCTACAGATGCAATGGAGTCAGCTTCGGCATTTTTAGGATCGTGAGCTTCTTCAAACGTATTCTCGTCATCATTGAGCTCAATTTCCTGGTCCTGTACTTGATCAGTCATAATTGACTCTCCTATTTTGTTTTCAGTAACGAGAGGAAATTTTTGAATTCACGTACCTGCGTCTCATAAAGATCAGCACGAGGGGCTTTCTTAATTTCAGTCTCTATTCTTTCAATTTCTTGGGCTTCGATAATACCGTTATTCCATATCCATTCTACACCTTCCATTATTCCATTAACGAAAGCATTAGGTGCTGATGGATCCTGTACGATGTCAATCGTATTTAATTTAAAATCGTCTTTGACATACATAGCGTTATTTCTTTGCTCAAGACTTCCCATACCACGAGTTGATACACCTAATTGAACACCACCCTCAAGAAGACCTGAAACGATCATTCCCATTGGAGTACTCAAAATACGTGCCTTACCCATCACATTCTTACCGTCCATTTTTAGTTCGGTAATACGATGGGATACCTTATCAAGATTAATCGTTGGACCGTCAGGATGGTTTAATTCACCAACTGCTCGTCCTTGATTAACTTGTTGTTCGACATATTCATTCACTGCGCCTGTTAATACTGGCAGTGGATATATGCGACCATTTCTATTCTTTCCGTCTGCCTGGGCAAAAACACCTTCGATGACATGTGACTTAGTACCGTCTTCTGCTTTTTCGACAATGCATTGCACATCGTTTTCTGTGAATTCAGTAATTAGTTTCATCGTTTTTTCCTCCCAGCCATTTTTACAAATTGCGTCATGGCTTTTTTTGCATCATTCATATTTCGAAACTCATCGAATTTTTCCATATCAATGTATGCGATAAACCGGCCTTTTTCCTTATGAATCATAAGATCATATCCTGCAACCTTTTGGTCGAAGACATGCTCTCCCGGGGGCATCCCCTTTTTTCTTTTTTCTCTTAACATAGAAAAACTAATCATAAGTGCAACCTTTTAGTACCATGTGTTATTTATAACACTTTGAGTTTAGAGTTTAAATTAATTTTCGTCTTCTTCATCGTCAATTAATTCATCAACAGCTGCTTCAATATCTTCATCTGTGATTTCATCATCTAATACTGCATCTTCAGCACCATCTTCTATTTCGGCTTCTTCGCCGGCTTCGGCTTCCGGGGCTTCATCGGTTTCTTCGGCTTCAT